GAGTTTAGATATAGTGTCGTAGCTGATATCCTTCTTACACCGAATACACGCCCCCATATCTAAACTACTTATTTACTTTCTAAGCATATTCTCTGCATATTTGAAAACTCTGACGACAATTGGATGTGCCAGGGATACAGCACAAACACCTGGAAACACAGGGCGAATGTGCCTATGCAGACTGATACCACCGGAATCCACGTCATACACGTCTTCTTGTCTCGTCCTGCTTCTATGTCCATATTCACACCTTATATTTCTTTTCAAACGAGTCGAGGTAGAGGGAGAGTTCTCCAATGGAGCTTACTGTAGAGCACCAGTTTCCGGGGTCTTTGTATTCTGAGAAGTGAACTGAGTACCAGTTGTCCATCCACCTTGATGTCCGGAGGTTCTTGAGGGAGTCGTCCACAAAGACGTGTGTGTGGTCTGTTGGGAAACTCTTGTATGCCTCCGGGAGTGGTTTGTTTGCGTTTGTTTTGATGTAGACGTTGTCTCCGATTGCTCGTGCAACTGGCCCAGCCCACTCGATGGGTGAGTTTGTGAAGAGTGTGGTTTTCCACATCTTCTCTGACGTCATCTCATACAGCTTCTTGGCTTCGAGTTGGAATTCTGTTCCGTAAATCACCTCGGCGAGGTGGTCGAGCAGTTTTCTGTCGTACACCTTCTCGTTAAAGTCACTTGAGTCGATTTTAAAAACCTTACTGAGACCAATCCCGGTGTGTCCGTGCACGAGGTACAGAAGACGATTGGTCTCACGAGGATTCTTGCAATCCGGCAGTTTGTACTGCACGTAACGCGCACAGTTGTCCTTGACGTGGTTGAGCAGAAACTTGTCACGAATCAACACGCCATCAATATCAAGCAGAAGGGACTTGTACGCCATTTATCTATTAGGTTAGAAGTTGTTTAACGCATTTTCAAGGAGAAATCCTGCACCCAGGCCAAGACCAATCACAACTCCTAGTGCCATCACAACGTAGGCTCCCGTCAAACTTCCCTGGCCGCGGCGAGCCTTCTTCAAGAGAGAGACACCCCACAACAACAGGAGAATACCCACAAACATGTACAGCAGCTGAGCCGCCATAACACCCAGACCCAATCCAAACCCGGTTTTAATGAGTTGCTTGAGTTGCGCCATTTACTACTAATAAAGAAATAAATCATATGAAAAGTCAATGGCCCTCAATGTCACCAAGTTGGTTCCTCATGCAATCTTACCTTCGCGGGCAACTGAGTTTTCCGCTGGCTATGATCTCTATTCCTCCGATAGTTATGTTATCCTCCCGGGCCACCGAGTTGTTGTCTCGTCCGGGATTACTGTGCAGCTCCCATCCGGAACCTACGGTCGCATTGCACCTCGCTCTGGACTGGCCGTGAAGCACGGTTTGAATGTTTTGGCTGGTGTAATTGATCCCGATTACAGTGATGAGCTGAAGGTGGTTTTGCAGAATACGGACGAGCGTCATCCATTCATCATCCGCCCCGGATACCGCATCGCGCAGTTGATTCTGGAGAATTACACGATTGTGCCAGTTATTGAAAATCCTGACCAAGTCTGATGTAAAACCCCTTTCCCGGGTTGACAAGACCTATACCTAAACCATACACTTCTTCGTACGTGTACGGGCACGTCTTCATTTTTGTATACCAATCGTAAATTTCCTGGGAATTCCAGGTTTTCCTCGGAGGAAGCTTGAAGCGAACCTTACCGGTCTCTCTTGCAAGTAGATCCTTCGATGAAAACTTTGGTGGAAAGAAGCAGTCTCGGCACACCCGGACTGTTTTCTGCGGGTTTAGTATTTTATATATTGCGTCATTTGCAGTCACATCGACGTCAGTCAGGAATGCCCACGCATTCACGAGACGAAACTCCGACATTGTGTCCACGGTGATGTATGGATCCACCGGTGATTTACAAAAGTGACAACGACCTCTCATTCGAATTTGCATGTAAAATTACATTTTGAAAACTTTAAGCTTGGGCTTCTGCCCAGAAGAGGTTGATAAGTACACGTGCAGTGCTTGATGAATCGACATTCTTGGCGAAAATTGCGAGTGTGTCTGATCCATCCGGGAAAAAGTTGGGTCCACCGATAACAGCTCCAGAAAGCTCCTTCAGTGCAGTGAGATCGATGACGTTTGTAGCACCACCTGCTGAAATGGTTGACAGAATACGCTCACCACCACCCGCCGACGAAGCGGTGTATGTGAAGGCGTTACTGACTTGCGTGAAACTTGGCTGACCACCCAAGGTGGCCGAATTGACGTTTGTCCACGTGATACCAGAAAACCCGAGGGGATTCAGGGTACCTGTGATGTTGACTGTCTTGTCGGACGTCACCTCCAATTTCTGAAGCAAAATTTGCGCGCGATTCATCAGATCACGGTCACCCAGATTCCCCACAATACCGTTGGACACTGATGGTGCAAGACGAAGCAAGAAAATAGGAATCTCGGAACCGCTGGTAATTGCGGTTGTGTATGAGTTTGAGAAGTTGAAGAAGTATCCGCGGTCGGTATCGAAGCTTCCATCCATCAAAAAGGCTGAACCCCAGTGGGTCAAGCTTGGTGTACACGTGATACTGACAAGCAGAACAGTTGAGTTGGTTGCGTGGCTTGTTGCAGCGGATGCAGTGAATTTGCGTCTCACATCGTTAATCATATAGCTAAATGGAACTGACCGTGATAAGCCGTTCAGTGCGAAAGACCCCTTGGAACTGTATGAAACAAGCTCTGAATCAATGAGAACAGTTCCGCTCGTAGGCCAGTAGGTGGTGTCATCGTTGAGAAGCAAGTTTGAAGTTGTTGGGGTAATCTGTCCATTCAGGGTGGAAACTGCGGCAGACATTTCATTGACAAGCTCGTACCGCACGGGTAAGTTACCAGTACGCATATACGCCTCGTCATTCACGTTGTTGTTGCGCATTCTGTGTGCGTACACCCAGTTACCGTCGGACCCGCGCATCATAAAATCAACGAAACCTGCGCCATACCAAGTGTATTGGATGCCAATCATTTGCATCTTTGTCAAGTCCACTTTGTAGCCGGATGCACCGAGGCCGTCGAGGGTATCTCTGTTGAAATTCGATTGGTTAATTCGATTTTCACGTACACGTGAAGCTTTGATAGGGGTTGTGATGGTAGAGAGACCTCTGTACGGTGGATTGAAGGTTAACACGCCTTGAGAGAGGATGGATGTGACTGTGTGTGTCATCCCGCGGAGAATAAACTTGTCACCCACCTTCAACTGGTCTTGGAAACGCGTTGTTGGTAGGAGGAATGTGCAGCTTCCAGTTGTTGTGCCGAACGTAATCTTGGCTGTCATAGGAGCAAATCCAATGGTGAATGCCGTAATCGAGTCGACTGAGACGACGTAGCATGTGTCTATGTTTCCTGGGCTAAACTGTGAAATGACGTGCATTCCTGGGAGAAGGTTGGTGGTTGAAGAGACTGTGACTTGTGTGCTGACATCTCCTGGGTTGACATCGGTCGGGAATGTGATTGCTCCTGCGCCGTAGGTAACAGTGGTAACCAAGTTATCGGTGTATGTGTTTCCTACCAAGACTTGACCTCCAATAGCACTGATGACTGTACCTGCAAGCTGGAAAGTGCACGACCGCTTGACAGCCCATAGGTTCTGGCCATCCCACTCCCAGAAGATGCCGTTTTGGTCATCAAAACACCCTGCGCGCGCACTTGACCCGTGCCACCCAGAAATGATAAACCGGGGTTGCTCTTGGAATGCAGGGACAAGTGCTCCAAGCGTGCTTGTCGCCACCACGTTCAGAGACTTGGAGTCGTTGATGTCAGTGATGGTGTACGTGCCGTTGTATCCAGTTGACTTAACACCCCGAAGCTGAATAGTTGCTCCAATCTGAGCACCGTGATATACATCAGTCTGTACCGTGATATTACTGCCAACCGTCAGACCGCTGGCCACGATGCGCGAAATGTCGTTATTCGGGCAAAACACAGTACCAGACGACCACAACATACCCTTGCCAGACTGGTAACGGAACACCTTCTTAGACTGACGACACACCATAGCACCGTGCGTCGTCACGAGAGGAGTTAACAGCACACCACCATCGAATGGGCGGTGAGTCACTGTCGAGTAAGGCTGAACGAAAATAGACCCGCCAGAAGGAACAACGGTACCCACAGCGGCAACCGTTGAACTAAACACAAAAGAATTTGACTGGGGGACACTTTCAATAAAGAAGTTTCCGTTTACTCCGGTGACACCTGTACCAGACCAGTTATTGGAGGCAAGCGGAGTTCCGGGAAGCATTCCGTGGACGTTTGAAGTGAACACAGTCACCAAATTTGACGTCTGTGAAATTGAGGTGACTGAAATTTTGCAGTTTCCTGTGTTGAACACATTTCCCCTGCGAATCGTGGATGAGACGGTGTAAATAGATCCCGCCTGGATAGTACCCTTTGAATAATACGTAAATGTGTTGGCTGGGAGAGACAGGAAAAACCCGGGGGTTGCTGCATTTGCAGTGACCAGAAAGTACCCCTCGGCACGATCTTGTGTGCGCTCGAAATTCTGGAGACCATTCACCGTGATAACTGAACCAACTGGTGGGAGACCCGAGACAGAAGTGTTGATACCAACAAATATGTTCGAGACGGTTTTTCCATCTGATGCCACCTCAGTCACCGTGAGATCCGTGCCTGGAATTTCATAAAAACTTGGTGTCTTGCGAATCTCCTGATGGGTCTGCCACTTGGTTGACTGAATTCCATACTCGAAATCAGCATCAATCAGTGACTGACCCAAAGAGACACGCTGGCGCTCAATAGCATCTGTCCCGAAGTCATAGGGGCGAAACTTCTGGACGGACACGTTCTTGGACTGCGTACTGAACGTTCCATCGATCGTACGACTCATATTACTTTTATGGAAGAAAATTAAGTGTCGGACTCAACCTCGAGTGTAAATGACCAGTCGAGACCGTTGTTATCCAGTGGGAGACCAAATCTATCACGGACCTGAATGTTGAACCGGTCAATCTTGTAGTCCGGATCAAAAATCTCAATTGACTGCTTGAAGCGATTGTCGGATGTCCACAATTCCATACCACCCTTTTGTGCTGTAATTGGAATCTTAAATGTGGCTGCATAGGGCTCCATGCACGAGTTGCGCAAGTTTTCTATGTAGATGTTCACATAGTTGTCAAAGTCTATGTTGTACGACTTGTTCGCCACGATAATCACACCCACCTGGTCTGATGTGAAGCCCATAAAGTACCCGAGTGTCTGTGGTGTGGCGACAATGCTCGATGCACCCACCACCGAGGTGTACTGAATTTTGTTTGTCAATGTGTTCAAGAAGAAGGATCCGACTGCAGGGGTGATGGTGTTGTTAAGGGTATTCAGGAAGGTATCAGACGAGTAGTTACCCGGACTGAACGTGTATGACTGCAGTGCCCCTGCTATATTCATTGTCAGTGTATTGTACGGAGCACGAATGTTATAAAAACCAATAGGCATCTCAACTGACTTGAGAGCGACGCGCCGAACCTTGCGATGCGTCTGACCCAACAGAACACTGCAATCAAACGAGTTGAAGTTATTGCTCTTGATGACAGTGTTTGACAGCGTTGATGAAGTGTCGACGTGGATAAACCACACCTTGCTCATTTAATGTACATAGAGAATTTAAAACCATAAATAGTATGCAGTGCCAGGCTGTTGCCTGGGAAGGGACAGATCAAGATGATGAAAAGTACGTGGTTCGAATATACGGTCGTCACGCAGATGGCTCCTCAATTTGCGTGTCAACCCCCTTTGAACCCTATTTTTACCTCAAAATTCGAGCTGGACACAACTTTTTCCAGCTTAGCAGATCTCTCCGCGAGAGGTTTGGATGTATAAAGTCGATTGAAGAGATTCGTGGGAAGGACTTGTGGGGTTTCCGAAACGGGCTCCAGGAGCGGTTTGTCAAGCTCACCTTCCCCACTCTTCGCTGGATGCGAATTTGCTCTGGCTCACTTGACAAACTGAATGACTTTGAGGGTTTTGGGCGGCTGAAACAGTACGAGGCGAACATCGACCCTATGCTCCGGTTTATGCACGTGACTGGGATTCGGTCAACCGGCTGGTTTGAGGTGACTGCGGGGATTCCCGACCACGAAACAACGTGCACACGTGAATTCTGGGTTGATGACTACACAACCCTCAAACCCGTGAATCGCGACGACATTGCACCTCTGAGGATTCTCTCCTTTGACATTGAGTGCTACTCCTCAACCGGGGAATTCCCAGATCCACACAACCCACAAGACGTGGTCTTCCAGATTGGGATGACGTGTAGACAGTTTGGATCACCGGACCCCCTGGTTCGCAAGTGCTTGTGCTTGAAAGAGACGCGTGCAGATGACTGTGAGTCGTTTGAGACGGAACGAGCTCTTCTTCAGCGGTTCGAGCAGTATCTTGTCCACACAGTCGACCCGGACATTATCACCGGGTGGAACATTTTCGGATTTGATTTGGAGTACTTGCAGGTCCGGTCTGTTTTGAACGGGCTTGCCCCCACGTGGGGCAGGTACAAGGGTTCCCCGATTGAGCTGGTGACGAAGAACTTGTCTTCCAGTGCACTCGGGAACAATATGCTCAAGATGGTGCCTATGCGCGGGCGCTACGTCTTTGACTTTTTCCAGGATGTCAAGCGTGAGCACAAACTCGAAAGCTACTCACTCAACAACGTGTCAAAGCACTTTCTGAAGGATCAGAAGAACGACATGCCGGTCAAGGAGATTTTCAGCCGGTACTTGGAGGGAAACCCCGAACGTCTGGGGGAGGTGGCGGATTACTGTCTGCAGGACACGGTCCTCCCACACAAGCTCCTTGACAAGCTGTGTCAACTTCAGAACCAAATTGAGATGGCCAAGGCGTGTTGGGTTCCTCTGTCGTACTTGAGTGAGCGTGGACAGCAAATCAAGGTGTTTTCCCAGATGGCGTACAAGGCGAGGGAATTGGGGTTTATGATTCCCACGTTCAAGAAGAGCGGTCCACAGCCGCCTCAGGAGCAGTACCAAGGGGCAACCGTGCTTGACGCACAGACTGGTGCGTACTACGCCCCAATCACTGCACTCGACTTTGCGAGTCTGTATCCCAGCATCATGTGCGCACACAACTTGTGCTACTCGAGTCTGGTGATGGACCCCCAGTTTGACAACTTGCCCGGTGTGGAGTACGAGCAGTTTGGGCCACACCGGTTTGCACAGAATGTCCCCAGTCTTTTGCCGGTGATCCTCACAGACCTCAAAGCCTACCGCAAAAAGGCAAAGAAACTGATGGCCGGGGCGGAAGGCACGCCGATGGAGGCCATCTACAACGGTCAGCAGCTGGCGTACAAGATCAGTATGAATTCAATTTATGGGTTTACCGGTGCTTCCACCGGTATGCTCCCGTGTGTGGCGATTGCATCTTCTGTGACGATGCGGGGACGGCAGATGATTGAGGAGACAAAGACCCACGTTGAGGCCAACTTTCCGGGGGCGCGCGTAAGGTACGGCGACACTGACTCGGTGATGGTTGAGTTTGATGTACAGGGTCGGAAGGGCCAGGAGGCGATTGACTACTCGTGGGAGCTTGGAGAGCAGGCGGCTGACCAGTGTACGTCTCTGTTCAAAAAGCCGAACGAGTTGGAGTTGGAGAAGGTGTACTGTCCGTACTTTTTGTACTCCAAAAAGCGGTATGCCGCCAAGATGTACGAAAAGAAGGGTGACAAGGTGGTTTTCAAGAAGATTGACGTGAAGGGTCTCCAGGTGGTGCGACGGGACAGCTGTGCCTACGTGCGGGAAACCCTCAAACGCCTGCTCGAGATGATTCTTGAGAGCGACGACCCGGTTCCCCCGGTTGAGTTTGCCAAGCGCGCAGCCAAAGACTTGACGAGTGGGAATGTGCCGATGGCAAAGCTTCTGATGAGTAAACAGTTGGCAGCCAACTACAAGGTGAAGATGCCTCACGTGGAGGTTCGCAACAAGATTCGCGAGCGGGCACCCGGGTCAGAGCCCCAACAGGGGGATAGAGTGCAATTTGTGATTGTAGAAGGTAAGGGTAAGATGTTTGAAAAGGCTGAGGATCCGGAGTGGGTTCGGCAGAATGACATCAAGATTGACTACCAGTACTACTTCACAAACCAGCTTAAGAAACCAGTCTGTGACTTGCTCGAGCCGCTGCTGGGGAAGGACACAGAGAAGATGATCTTTCAACCCAAGGTCCGGAAGATCACAGAGTTCTTTACGCGTAAATAAGGAAAAACGCGTGTAATTAAGTAAGTCAAAATGGAACACCAGATCCTCGAGTTGATTGAGGAGGAGGTTAATCGTCGCGTTGCTCTGCGTGTGTCCAAGTCGCTCGAGGTGATTTCAAAGACGTATGACATTCCACTCGAGCAGTTGTTGCGGGATACGGCTGGAGTCGAGGTTAGGTTTTGTCAAGGGGCTCTGAAGAGCAAGAAGCGGTGTTTGAAGGAGCCACAGGAGAATGGGTATTGCAAGTTTCATCAGTCTCAGGTGCCTGTGATGAAGGCGCACACAGTGCCAACTTCAAATTCTGCAGTGATTTGGAGTTCTAATGCGCAAAATACTCGCTTAAACATTTAGACGACTAGTAATACAATGAATAAATCAATTGTACTTCTCGAGAGTCTCACTCGTTTCTTCAGCACACCAAAGAACTCTGAACAGCTTCACGACATACTCTCACACAGGAAGGGTATCTCCCTTCGCAATTTGGAATGGTTTGTGACAAACTACTCCAAAGCGCGTCACGTGACGTACACTGGACCGAATGGCAAGATTTTTACGGTCCATGTAGCATACAAGTCGTCGCTTGACGGATACTCTAAGAAACTCTTCGACCCGTTCTGTCGAACCGAGCGCATCGAATTTCAGGGGATTACCACCACAGTGGCACAGCTAAACTTTATTCGGTGGTGCATCACAAATGGCATCATCGAGTACCTCATAAACTTACGCGAAGGGCATACGGGCGGATCCGTTCTCGAACTCGAGAATAGTGTACCCGTAGTAGAACAAGTATAGATTATAACCCTGGGAAACCTGTGTGGCGTATTGCTGAACGAAGACCAGCTTGAGCGTCGTGGTCTGCGAGTCTAGCTTGGAAAAATTAATGTACCCGCCAGCATTGTACTCTTTCGGATTTAGCCCGAAAGAATACATGTATATGTTCTTTGCAGGCACTGACAAGTTGTGTTCGATGGGCTGTTTGAACGCGTAGTAGAGAGACCCCTGAAATGAGCTTGTAATGTCTAAATTGTTGAGCACAATCTTACACGTGTCAATTGGGTCTGTAAAGTAGGTTGTCCCTGAAGTGAATGGGAGAATGACGGATGTCTGGATGTATTTTGTTGTAAACCCGTATTCGTATCGGACATCCGTGTACAGACTTGATGTCACCGTTTCGTACTTTTTGTTTCTGAAAAACCAAATGAGCATCTGAACAGGGAAAGAGGCGGTCAACTGCAACTGCGTGCTAAAGCTGTTGAATGTCTGGACACCCTCCTTTTTCAGTCGATTCACTACATACCGGAGTTTTGTCGTCTTGTAGTACAGCTTTTCAGATTCTGTCAACTTCACCTCTTCGAGAATAAGCGCAGGGTTGATGATTTCTTTGAACGTTGTTGATGGAACTGCGGCCGTTGGGTTCCAGTCGTTTGAAATCCACGACCACGGATTAAACTTGATTCGAATGTAAATCTTCTGGTTATACAAGGCACACAGTGGGAAGTAGGGGCGGCGCAGTCTCTCACGCCCCTTTGAGAGGTGCGAGTGCCTCCGACAGAAGAAAAACTCAAGAGGCACGATGACAGTTGTATTTGAGGTTGTGGGGCTTATTGAAGTGATTGAGCCGCCATTCACCGCTGAAAACATCCCATTCTGCTCATCGACATCCAAAAACACCTGATCCTTGATAAAGAACCAGTCGTCATACACCGTCTCGACAACCGTGTCGTTGATGATAAAGTCGCATTGTGCGATGAGTGCGCGGCCCACCTGGTTCACGTAGATGTTTGAGGTGTTGGTGAGTTTTGGCAATTGACATGTAAAATACATATTACACATCAGATCCCCTAGCTCCTTGGGTTTGAGCTCGATTGTGATGGTTTGTCCAAGGAATGCAGACCCCTGGATCGGGACATACCGCTGATAACACACAAAGTTGGTGTGTTGGGGGAATGATGTGTTCCAGAGAGAGTCGTCCTTTCCTATCGTGTAATTCTCTTGGGGTCCCACGGCGTGGAGGGCGTACGATGTACCAGAGTTGAATCCCTCTTTTGTGATGTCTCTGTACACGTCGTTGAATATGTTCTGGTGACCCTTCATGTTTGTTCCAAGATCTCTCAGAGGAGCTCCCCCTGTGATTTTGAGGTTTTCTTGTACATTTATATTTGTGATGTTTGAGGTGTAGTCCGTTGTGTATCTCACATTTGCACCAATCACCTTTGCCTGGTCCAGAGGCTGTTTGACTGTGATATCTCCAAACACGGGGTCCATCGTGTTATCCTCCACCTGGTCCCCCCGAAGTGTCACGTAGGAGTCATACTGGTAGGTATCCATCACTTTCCCGGGAGTAGGCACAAAGGTTTCAGTATGCACATTGCTGCTCTTGAGCCCTTTGAGGTTGAGAACTGACCAGTCTTGTCCAAATCCAAACGGAATTGTTGATCCGCGGATGTAGTACACCAATCGCCCTTGTGCAACGTAGTAAAACCCAGACAACACTGCAGTGATGGTGTTTGTCACAAGAGACCCCGCATCCGGTGGATACAACACGGCACCTATCACACCCTGTATGATTTGTATGTTCTGCTCAGTGTCCGTCTGGCATTCAAAATACCATTGATAGGCTTCCGAGTTGTTCTCGCCAATCTGCTTCGTCCCGGGTTTCTTCTCAGCCTTTGTGATGATGATATTCCCCACAAGACCAGTGACACCCGTGGCTCTCCAACCAGGTCCCAGTGGAACATCATTCCCATTTGGCAACGTTGGCCAGCTCGTTGTCACGTAGAAGGTAATGACGTTTTGGGTTGTTGCTTGGTAAAATCCGCTTAATTGAACTGGAAAAAGAACAGTCGTCGGGGCTGGGGGTGGGGGAGGAGGTGGCTGGGGCCCTGCTAACACATCTTGCACCTTGCGTTCAGTCTCTACCAGTGGGGCCAGTACTTTCGCCGGACTCACGCGGTGGACAACTTTGTCTTGCAATGTTCTCTCGAGTTCGAGTGTTTTTTGAAATATGAAATCTAATTGTTGTTTTACACGGTCTACAGGGCTCACAGGTTTCAAATCGGTGAACGCCGACATCTACAACTGACTTAGGTTATTTTTCCACATTTGCACCACAGGAGTTGCCTTGAGCGTAGCGAGGTCATTCGCCTTCTTTGCACTGAGTTCCCTGAGCTTGGTCACCTCCTCTTGCGTGTAGTTGTACGTCTTGATGTCAAGCAGTTTTGGGACGTAGTCTTCCTCAAATTTGCGCTTTCGCAGTTGGCTCTTGACCGAGTCGATGGGTTGGTTCAGAACTTGGATTGACCCCTGGATCACTCCTGTGATAAACTCGAGCTTGGATGTAATCCAGTGGATCTCAGCCTCAAGTTCAGTGACGAGATGTGCTTTCCTCTTCTTGTACAGGTCGAGGCGCAGCGTGATGTAGTCGAGGAGGATCTCTTCTGGGCTTGCGTACTTTTTCACGGCTCCATTTGGTCCGATGAGGTACATATTGCTGGTGTGGATTGTCTTGACGAGTCCGAGTTCCTTGACGGGGTCATCCCCGGAAAACCCCCAGATCCGGAAGTCTGGCTTGGTCTCCGTGGAGTGGTTCTCGTACTTTTGGAGAACACCCTTCTCCACAAGGTCGTCCAGGTGCTCCTTAAAGTCCTGGATCCACTTTCCCGGGGGCAGCTCCGTGACGTGAAGCTGTGACCCCTCCTTCTCCACCACACCCTCCAGCGCCCACGTGTGGTCCTTGACCTTCGTGGTCTTCCCTCGGAAACCCTTGAAAAACGGCTTCATAGACACCATCGGCACCTCGTTCAGTACACACAGAATGTTGTTCCGAATCGCCTCCGGGTCAAACGGTGGAACGTAGCAGCTAAACCCCGTGCCAATGCCTTCCGCACCATTCATCAGAATCACAGGGATCACAGGCACGTAAAACTCGGGCTCCACCTGTTGCCCGTCATCCACCACATACTTCAAAACCGCATTATCACTTGGGTCAAACACGAGCTTCGTGTAGGGTGCGAGCCGTGTGAAGATGTAACGGGAGCTTGCAGCGTCCTTTCCACCGGCGAGGCGCGTGCCAAACTGACCGCTCGGCTCGAGCAAGTTGAGGTTGTTTGCACCCACAAAGTTCTGAGCGAGGTTGACGATTGTGCCTTGGAGGCTTGCTTCACCGTGGTGGTATGCAGTCTGCTCGGCAACATACCCCGCCAATTGAGCCACCTTCATATCGGTTGTGAGGTTTCGCTTCAGACACGCGTAAATCACCTTGCGCTGGCTGGGCTTGAGGCCATCCGCTACGTGAGGAATAGACCGCTTGATATCCTCGGCACTGAAGTTTGCCATGTCGCGATGCACAAAGTCCGTCACAGACAGAGATGACACCTTGCCGTAGGGGATACCAGGCGGAGGCTGAGCCATATGCAAAGTCATCCACTCCTTCCGGTCATCCGCCTGAGCCTTGGAAAAGGCGAGGGTCATCGACTCGTTCAATTTAGGATCTGAATTGAAGGTTACAGTCAGGGACGGGAGCATCTTGAAGTACTCCTTCGCCTCGGCTGAAGTGGATGTGCCGAGACCCTTGTAGTACTTGGTTGGTCCCTGGCCAAGTCCGTGTTTCCTGTACTCGTCCTCTGTGAAAAACCACGTCTTCCCTTCTTTGATGACGGGCGTCACCATACTTACCACGAAACCCAACTCAATCAAGCTCGGCCAGTACACGTGGATCATATTCAAGACGAGGCCCTTGATGTGACTGCCGTCGAGGTCTGCGTCAGTCATAATCATAAGCCGGCCGTACCGCAATTCTCTGAGTGAATTATAAACCTTGCCATGTTGGAGCCCTATGATTTTTTTGAGACTGGAAAATTCCTCGTTTTCAGTCACTTGCTTTACCGAAGCGTCTCGAACATTTCGAGGCTTACCCCGGAGTGGGAACACGCCAAACTTGTCGCGGCCTACAACGCTCAGCCCGGCAATGGCAAGGGCTTTCGCCGAGTCTCCCTCAGTAAGAATCAGCGTGCACTCGTGACTCCTGTGAGTACCGGCCCAGTTGGCGTCGTCAAGTTTTGGAATACCCGTAATCCGCGACTTTTTGGCGCCATCTGTCTTTTTGAGCTCGCGATCCAGTTTGGCTTGACTCATATCTACGAGCGCGTTGAGAACACCGGTCGAGAGGATGTCCTTGATGAATTTTGGCTTCATATCAATGGCATCAGCAATCTTTGACGTGCACTCCGCCTTGGTCTGACTGCTGAATGTGGGGTTGACAACCACGGCTCGCACAAATACAAACAGGTTCGCCCGAATCTGTGCAGGCTTGACGGACACCCGTTTGTCCTTGGAAATCTCATCCACAATCTGCTTAACCACCTTTTCCACGTGTGTTCCTCCTTTTGTGGTGGAAATTCCGTTGACCCACGAGCAATGCTGGAATGCACCGGTCGTGGAGTGACCCACCAAGATGTCAAAGTTTTCAGAGTGCATCTTTGCAACCGGCACGTCTCCAAGGTGCATCTTGGCGTACTCCTCCAACGAATTTACATTTAAAATTGAAGATTGGAAGGTGACCTTCGCCTTACTGCACCACATTGCGGCATCCCACACGCGCTTCTCAAACACCTTGTAGAAATCACATGGACCACCAAACCGTGCATAGTCTGGGGTAAACCCAACCCGAACAAATGGTTCACTGGTCGTGGTCTCAATCTGTGGGGGGTCCACGTGACTCATATTATCCCTCCAGTGCTGAGTGTACACCTTCTTCCCGTCTGAAATCACAATCCAAAAGCTCTTTGAAAACACATTCGTCAGCTTCGCACCGTACCCATTCCGACCCCCGGTAACACGCTGCTCATCGTCATTGTAGTTTGAACTCGTGAGCAAGTGACCGAAAATCAACTCGGGGATCCAGAGTGTCTTCTCCTTCTCGTGCTTCTTGATCGGGATGGAGATTCCTGAATTCTCAACCACAATTGTCCCGTTTGTCTGAATTTGAACTTGAATTTTGTTCACCTTCTTGGGGTGGAGTGAGTACTGGTCGATGGCGTTGACCAGAATCTCGTCAAAAATCTTCACCAACCCAGGAGATACCATACATACAGAAAGTTCAAAATGTTCGGCAACTCGGGTCCACTGAGAGGAGGATTCGGGTTGCAAGGAACCGATATATGTGTCTGGTCGTTTAAGGATGTGTTCAACATGTGTAAGGCGCTCATACTGCATACCTAGTTTGGTAGGTGTCTCTTTAGTTGAACTTGTTCCAGTTGATAGGGGCGAAGACGTGGTCGTAGAACCCACCGTACTGCAAAAACAAGTGAGCAATCACGTACATTCCAAAGCTTGAAACACCTGTCATAAATCCAGAGTCTCCGTGTTGGTATCCCACACCGTACTCTGCGGCACCACAAATCAAGGTGAACACAAGAAGCTCAACCGGGAAAGGCAGTCTCAGCCCAGTGGGACTCACGCGCGCGTAATACACCAAGTATGACCCGTAAATCAAGCCAAGGACAAGTGCAAACCCACCGATGACCACCAGAGGCAAGCGCTCTGCACCCATCTTTTGTGAACTCTTGGTGTCACCTGAAGCCAGCTTGTAGTAGCCGGACAACTCACGACACACCCCGAAAAAGAAGAAGAACAGGGTTGTGATGAAAATCGAGTTGAAGATGACTTCACTCTGTGAATTGCGGTTCCACGCGACAAATCCACCGGCAACTGCACCAGCAAGTGCAAAAAGAAGGGTACTTCCTAGAAACTTACGAGGCTCCTTCTGAATCAGTTCGGTTTGTGCATTTATAAAACTCAAAATCAGAAGAAGCGTGACGAGCCCACCCTTCCCGGTGAGCACAAGGTTGTGAAAAGCGTGGACAGCCTCCTTCGCATCCATTATTTTACTGATAGAAAAGAAATTGAAATCACGGAAATAAGTACGAGCGCCAGCAGTGCGTTCTGCAGTGGGAGTGGGGGTTCCTGGCTTTCATAGCCTGTACGGTCCGCCCACATCACAACTGCATCTGCTATACTCATAGTGGGCTTCCCGATGATCTTATTCACCTCATTGTGAACATCCACCGACCATATAAACAAGTCGACGTTGCTCTTGAAGGCATCCTGGATAGGGTGCACTTGAAGTATCCGTGCAAAGTGTTCTTGGCACATCGGGCACGGGAGAACCTTGGTAAAACTCTCAACCAGCTGAACAAAGGCAATCTTGTGTTCTTCTGTGAGAACAGGGGGTGCTGTTAAACACGCTATATGAAGTGTACCCCAGTAGTAAGGGCCCCAATTCTTCATGTCTACTATATGCAATAAAAAATTTATATGGTTTCATCAGTGATGGCCCCCTACCGGGTGGATGAGGTGTTTGCTATCAACCCCAATTTTCGAATTAAATTTGAAAATGAAATTGTGGTCATAGATGACCTCTTTGTGGATTGGGTCAAGATCCGTACCCTGTTCTATGACACCCCTGCCCCTATATTCAAAATTCGTGAAGGGACACGTAACTTCATAGACTACTACCAGTGTCGGCAGATGGTCATGGGGTTTTTCCCATTTGAAATTGAAATTCAGAAGCTCATATGGAAGATATGGGGAGACCACACAATATTCGACCATCAACTCTGTACCAACTGGTTCAAGCAAATCAAGGGACGTGAGTCTGACTACGCCAACATCCACACCGACCCGGGTGACTACTCTATGATTTTGTACCTAAATTCAGAAGAAGAATGCTGTGGTGGTACGGCTTTCTTCACAGATGGGGAAGTCCAGGGGTACCCAGATACATACTGGGCGAAGAACCCTCCTCCACCAGTGTACAAAGTTGACATGAAGCCTGGGAGAGTTTTGATTTTTAGATCAAAATTGACACCTCATGCAGCGTGGTTCCCTCGAGATGCATTCTTCGATTACCCTCGGTTATGTACAGTATGTTGGTTCGATAAAGAAGACGACTCTTAATTTTGCATGAAGATTGTGATTGTCGGAGGAGGGTCTGCAGGATGGATGTCTGCGGCTGCTATGTGTTCTATGAAGCAAGGTCACGAAGTTGTGGTGATCGAGTCTCCAAATGTCCCCATCACTGGTGTTGGGGAGTCGACGATCAACGGTTTCGTGAGCTGGCTCAACTCACTCGGCATAGATCCCGAGGACTTTTTGGCTGACGTGGATGGCAGTATAAAGTTGGCGATTCATTTCAAGGATTTTTACAAGAAGGGTGATGAAGGGTTTTTTTACCCGTTTGGTATGTACGGTATGAATGTTGAAAACTTTCATGTGTGGAATATTCGGCGGGTGATGGCTCCCGAGTTGCACAAACCATTTGACGAAACCTTCTTCCCGAATATGCAGCTCGTGAAGAAGAATGCCTTTATCAAGGGGGGACCCTTCTTTCCATACACCAACCACGCACTCCACTTTGACGCTGTGAAGTTTGGAATTTGGCTTCGTGACAAGTTCTGCAAACCAAAGGGTGTAAAGCACATCCAGACTGAGGTGACGTTTGTCAACACGAGTGAGAAGGGTGTGGAGTCTCTTGTGTTGGCAAACGGTGACAACATATCAGCCGACTTGTACATTGACTGCACAGGGTACAGGTCTATTCTGCTCGGACAAGCATTGGGCGTGCCTTTCAAGTCGTACAGCGATACCCTGCCAAACAACCGGGCGTGGGCGACCCATATGCCATACCTCGATCGGGAGAAGGAGCTGAATACCTACACAGACTGCACTGCGATTGACAACGGGTGGGTGTGGAACATCCCCCTGTATTCCCAGATTGGCACTGGGTATGTCTATTCGAACGAGTTTGTCACGGATGACGAGGCGCTTGCAGAGTTCAAGGCGTACATCGCCAAGACTGGGCGCGACCCTGAGACGCTCAAGTACAAGAACCTCGAGGTGAAGAGTGGAATCTACGAGCGAATTTTCGAGAAGAATGTGGTGGCCATTGGACTGGCGGCAGGGTTTATAGAGCCACTCGAGTCGACTGGGTTGTACACGGTTCACGAGTTTCTGGGGTACTTGATGCAGTTTCTCGACCGCGAGGTGTGGAATGCGTATGACATCGAGTGTTTCAACGGCATTGCTCTCCAGATTTTCGACCAGTACGTCAAATTTGTGTCCCTGCACTATGCGTTTTCTATACGGCGGGATACCAAGTACTGGCGGAAGATTGCCGAGACCAAGTACATCAAGGGTGACATAATGAAGCAAAAACAGGACTATTTCAACGAGACTCCTACGAGCCGGTTCCAGCGACACTTCACAGACGGAACGTGGCCAGGCATCAACTGCGTTGCCGCTGGTATGCATATGTTCTACACGGACGAGTGGACCATAAAAACGTGTACATTCCCCAGGACAGTTGACTATAGAAAAGCCTACGGTCGGGAATTCTTAATGCTTGACGAAGAGGTCGAGAAGTGGAAACAGGCGAGTGAAGGGGCTATACCCCTTACGACATATTTAGACTGGGTTCACGGAAAAAAATCTTCGTAAAAAGTATGGCTGCACCAGCACCAGCTGCTCCATATTTTGTTCCAGAAAATGTAAGACAGGCGCAGGCGCAAAGAGCTGCTCTACGAGCTGCACGAGCTGGCTTCAAGGAGGTTTACAGGACTCGTGCTCGTGAGGAGGTGGCAAGTGGTCGTGAGAGAATTGGGCGCAAACTCACTCCCTACACAAATGCAAATGTGAGACGTGCCCGGGCAATTGAAAATATTGAGTACGAGAAGGGTCGGAATATCAGCGCTAGAAACGCAAAACTTGCGACTATTCGCGCGTGGACTGCGCGCGTGGCAGCCAACACTGTGACATCCCTTGCAAATAGAGGATTGTATAGAACACACCGAAAGTACTACATTTCCGAACTCAACCGTCTAATGCGTATGTCAGAAGCCAACAGAGCACGTAATAACTGGTCTCGCGGGGCGCGCCTGCAAGAGGCGTTTAGACGTATGAAGATTGGTGCCACGGCTGCTCGTGGGCGTGCAGGTGCCACAGCTGGATACGGTGGAAGGCTGGCTCTGCGTGGGTTGGCTGCTCTTCCACGTGGAATTGCAAGAGGAGCATATAGTGCTGCTCTTTTGCCAGGTGTTCAGGGGGGACGTGCAAAGCTCGCTGCTCGCCGCCTCAGTGTACTCGGCGAATACGAAACAGAGGGTGGCCGGCGTGGTACTCTGATTGCTCTTCGTCGTGAGCTGAACAATGCAAATGCCGCCCTGCGTAACAGTCAGACGGCCTTCAACACTGCAAACCGTGCAGTGACTGTGGCGAACCGCGCGAGAAACAACGCTGTTAGTCTTGCTGCTAGAGCACAAGCGAATAATGCTGCTCGTAATGCAGCAAATGCTGCTCGTAATGCAGCAAATGCTGCCGTTCAGCAACGAACCGCAGCTCGCACGGCCCGAAACCGCACACAAATCATACGTGGCAGACTCCAGGAAATGTATAATATTCTCAACAGAGGCCAGATGCTCAACGCAAATCAAAGAGCTAGACTCAACAGACTTCTCGCCCCTGCACCCCCCGGAGGTCCTGCTGTGAACCGACGTGCCCGGCGGAACGAATTGTTTGCGGCAGCTGGTATGGCTCCTCCACGTAGAACCAGGTTTGGTCGTATGATGGGTGGAGCAGCGGGTGGTCGCAGAAACCGATTCGCCCGGGTATTCGGTCTGTAAAAAAATTTAGGTTCTGTGACCAAGGGCTTTGAGGGGGGTATTAGGGTAACCATCCAAAACAAAATGAGCAAGATCTCCGCTCCGCCTACCCTGCAGCCCCTGCCTCAGCCAAAGTTTGACTGTGCGACTCGCACCAAGCGGCCTCGCCCCGAGCTGAGAGAGCCCAAGCCGATTCCAGCCCCACCGGAGGGCAAGGGTGGGGAGTTGTGGCAGAAGCTCTACACGGAAGCGCAGAGGACCAAGCACCCAGATGCGGAGAAGTTTGCCGACTCCTGCCTCCGAGCGCGCGAGCGTGCACTGAAGCTTGATGCACAGAGGGCCAAGATCCAGCGCACGAATAAAATTGTCAAGTGATAGTAATAGAATGGAGGTTTCCATCAACTGGAATTACATATGGGCTGCTATTGTCATAAACTTCCTCCTTGTCTACGCCGTCCCCCGCCTCATCACCAAACCCACAGGTGTCAAGGTGGTTGATGATGCTGTCCTCTTTTTAAACTCACAAAAGTCCTTCCTCCTGTCTTCCACCATCATCGTGGGTATCACAGTGTACCTGGCTCAGTACTGGGTCAATTCCCAGGGTGAAAGCGAAAACAACTCCCCATCCGTCTCACCCACCCTGTCCAAGTCAAAATTTTAAATTGACAAATACAAATGAGCGTCCCCCCTCGTGTAAACCAGCAAATGAATACATCCCTTCGCAATTTGAACCGCGAATCAAACAACTTGGCTCGTGCAGGTACAAATATGGGAAATGCATCCCATCAGCTGGCGAATGGAAATGTCGGTGCAGCCAATAAAAATGCGTCTGGTGCAACCAACAAGCTGCAACAGGCGTCAAACAATCTCAAGAAGGAGGCTGCACGTCTCAACAACGCTGCTCAGTCTGTTACAAATAAGAATATTGCAAACCGCTTGAATGCCGCTGCTCGTCAGGCAAATTTGGGTTCTCAAGCTGCCATCAAGGCCAGTGTCAGCAACGCACTTGCTCACATCGCAAAGGCTGCTCAGGAGATTGCCAAGACAACTGGCACTGCCCAGCCTATGGCTCGCACTGGTTAAGTTGTGTTTTCACGTTGTCCATTAACTGGCGTGTGTGTGGGTGATTCCACTGCCGCACCCGGTCGTCATAGCACGCCTTCATATGTGTTTTGAGATCCTCGTAACTCGGATACCCCCACATATGGTCCGCCTTGAACAAAAAGTCGTCAACCCCAATCGGCCCCTTTGTACACTTGACAACCCACGGCGTCTGAACGTACTCCTTGAGTCCCCCGTAATCAGTTATTATGACGGGTTTGGACCGCAAAGCAGCCTCAACGGCCCCCATTCCGACACCCTCGGAGTGCGAGCAATTGATATAGCAGTCACCTTGTGTGTGAATACTCTCCATCTGCTCGTTTGTGAGCAGCGCGTTAATCACAGTCACACCCGGGGTATCCACCTTGTATTCGTGGTTGCACGTCGCCTTCAAAAGCAAACGTGCGTCAGGCAACTTGAGCTCTTGGAACGCTGACAGTAGAGAGCGTATGTTTTTGCGGGGGTCAGCCATATTTCCAATCGTGTAAAACACATACGATCCTGAAGTCTTGGGTTGCCGAGGGATGTCTGGCACATCCGCGTACAGATGAAGCACACGCCAATTTACATCTGGAAATTGTCTCGAAAACACCTCTCTGCAAAAGTCTGACGCCACGTAGAGGGTCTTGTACTTGGTCAACATCCCGTACGCGTCGTTCACTGGTTCAGTCTCACAGATGGTCATGTAGATCATTTTGTCACAAAATTGAGAATACGCGTCAGCCAGTGCACACTCATTCTCAAACGGCAGCATAAATATAAACCCCTTGTCATATCTGGGTTTTGGGGGTCTCTCCCCTTTCATCACGAGATCAGCTCCAAGAAGTTCAGCATACTTCTTTGTGACTTGTCCAATTCCGGAGAGCAGTGTGTTACAGACCACCAACCAGGTCATAAGTTACAGTCATGACTGACCATTCTTTTAACCAGTGTTGTAAAGTCGATAGCTGGTCTCCAGTTGAGAACTTCGTACGCCTTTCGTGCGTCTGCGATGAGCACATCCACCTCGGCTGGCCGGTAAAACTCGGGGTTCACCTTGACAACCACCGCCCCAGTCTCTTTGCAGTAACCAACCTCGTCAATGCCTGATCCTTCCCATCGAATACCCTTCTCGTGGGCACACTCGATAAACTCGCGTATGCTATGGGTTTCACCTGTTCCCACCACAAAGTCCTGTGGCGTCGCTTCTTGCAGCATAAGCCACATAGCCTGCACGTAGTCCTCTGCGTGACCCCAGTCGCGCTTGGCGTCCAAATTTCCAAGTTCAATTGGTTGGCCAGTCTCGTAAAACGTGCGGAGGCCGAGGGTAATCTTGCGCGTCACAAAGTCTTGGCCACGCCGCTCGGACTCGTGGTTGAACAGGATACCTGTGCACGCAAACATACCGTATGCCTCTCTGTAGTTCTTCGTGATCCAGTAACTGAAGAGCTTGGAGACTCCGTAGGGACTGCGTGGGTAAAAGGGGGTGGACTCGTTTTGCTTCTCAGCCTGAATTTTGCCAAACATCTCAGACGTCCCAGCCTGGTAGAATTTGAATTTTGAAATAGAATTGGTCTGACGGATAGCCTCTAGGATCCGGAGGGTACCCAGGGCATCCACGTTTGCAGTGTATTCAGGCTGGTCAAACGAAATCTTCACGTGAGATTGGGCCCCCAGGTTATACACCTCAACCACATCATACATTGCACTCAGGGAGTTGATGATGGATGTGATGCGTGAAGTGTCAGTCAAGTCACCCTCGATCAAATTAAATTCAGAATTGGAAATCACATTCACAAGACGCTCATGCTTCTTCTCAGAACAGTACCTGGAAAACCCATACACAGTGTACTGCTTTGTCAGCAGGAACTCGGCCAGGTAACTCCCATCCTGACCAGTGACACCTGTAATTAAGGCAGCCTTCATATAGTTCAAGTGGGTGTTTTCTTTATCTCCGACTACAATTAGATGGCACTCGTGAACATCGTGATGATGAGTCTGGCCGAGATTTTCGGGAATGTCCACTTCAAGTGGTTTGCCAAGTCTCAGGCGCATCACCACTTGATTGGGGGGTTGATAGGGTACATCGGGGTGATGTATTTTTTGACACAGAGCTTTATGACGGCGAATTTGCTGTATGTGTCTGCAATGTGGGAGGGTATGATTACAGTGATGGGGGCTATTGTCGCGTATTTCTTTTTAGGTGAACGATTTAATTCAGGAATTCAATACGTAGGCTTGGTTCTTGGTTTAGTAGCTATGCTTCTAGTTCACGCCGGGGGTGTCCCTGAAGGTAAGTGATAACCTCAAATCCCTTGGATCGTAGGGGTTGTAGGGGTACAAGTTCTCCCGCTCGTCGGGGTGGAACAGCAGAATCCGTTTTGTACCCTCAATCTGACACAGGAAGTTCTCGGCAAGGTCGTAGTGACAGAGTGTAGTCACGTTCCCGTTGTTCACCCACCAATACGCATTGTCCATTTGCACATTAAATCCATTCACCGTTGGAGTGAACTTTTTCATCCTCTGATCAGGGATGGCAGTCGCGTACATTCCAACGTCTGATTTTGTTTCAAAAAGCTGCGTGAAATTCAAAAGTGAAAATGTCACGGGGAGAACACTCTCAACCTTTGGGTACACTCTGTACTCTGCAAACTTGCGTTCGGGGCTGTGATGCATAAGAAACTTGCCCTCCAGTTTCTTCATTATGTCGATGTAGTCTAATTTGCATATGTCGTGTGTTGTGACAACGGGGTATTTGACCGTCTTATCCCAGGGTTTCCAGTCTGTGCCGTACCAAAAGTTCAAAGCGATGTTCAACCCACTCGGCCCCGTCTCCTCCGAAAACACCCAGTGCCACCACCCCGCTGGGAGAAAGAGGCAATCCCCGGGTTTGAGGATGACTTCCTGGCTTTTCGCATTGTAAAACTTGGGGAAGTACCGCTTGTCAGGTGTGGTGTCCAACAACCTCGAATACTGCAAGTCATTCATAAACTGTTCGGTAAACTTCATAGAGAATAGAACGTACTAATCTTTATGGAGAAAACCCTGGAAGATGTTCGAACCCTTATCCGTGAGAATATACTTCCGCGTCTAGACAATTTAGATGCGGAAATGTATGAGCTTCGGAAAGTGACGTGGCCTGTGTGTCAGGGGCAAAGGGACACGGCGGCGGGTGGGCCGTTTACGAATATACGCGCCAAGTTTCAGTTTTTGAGGTTTATGCACATTGACGAGGTTCGGGAGCTGATTATGCGCAAGGCGAGTGTTATGGGAATCTTGAGTCGTGAAGTCGTGGATGAAGAGTTACGTCAAATTTTAATTCTCACTTGAATTTCTTCTTGTTTTTCGCCGCATTCACAATGGCACGCTTCACCATCGCATTGATGGCAGCCTTGCGTGCAGCTGGGGAGTTTGCCTGGCGTGTCAGTGCGGACACACGTCTATTGTATTGTAGTGCCATTTTGCCTACATGCGTGAGCTGATGTCCGCGTGTTGGGCGTGTGAGAGGAAGGGGGTAGGCTTCACCATTGTTAAGGTTACGCCTCAGTGGAAGGGGGTAGGCTTCACCGTTGTTGTTATTCTTCATTAATTAGACTTGTTATTATTATTTTTGCGGCGAGGGCGGTTGGTTCGCGTCACCCACGTGCGACGTTCGAAGTTGTACTTGTATCCGTTTCTGACACCACGCCAGAAGTTCTCATTCACGTTCCAGTTCTTTCCGTGCACACTGACGCGAATGGTGGGTTTTCCGGTTTCTGTTGGGCGCAGCTTATTCATCGCATTCTTAATGAATTCAGCACTGTTCTGCTCCACCGTCTTGTTTGCACGGTTCTGGACTCGTCTGAGGCGCACCCCAAACCCAGTCAACATCTCACGCTGTTGCGAAGACATATAGGGCCTCAAGCTGATGAGCATCTTCATCATAGCGACAAGCAGCAGCATGACAACCCCGATAAACTCAACTGTAGTTACAATCTTCATACTGATTACATGTATTTTTTTGCCAACTCGTCTGGGATTGGGGGGAGTGACGCGTCTGAGGGGCGTTCCATCAAGCTCACCTTCCCATCCACGTGCTTCCCCGTCTCGATCCACTCCTTGACATTCTCCAAGTTTTGGTAGTGTCGGTGGGCATTGTTATCCAGCGCGTGTGCAAATGTCTTGAGCTTGTTGAGCACGTGATTCTCGTCTCCAAAACTCGTGAGATGCCACCCTGCAAACATCATAGGCGGAAACTTCCACCGGTTGTCCCGGAAGTAGTTGGGTCCGTGCTTGACCACAAGATCCTTGGTCGTGATGACAGTTCCAAACCACGGCTCGGCTGTAAACAAGTACTTGAAGTTGTACTGGTACATCCACATATGCACAGAGATGACTGGCTGGGGCAAGTGCTCCCAGCGAAAACGAGACATGTCAGGAATCTCATCCACGTCACTGATCATCATAAGTGCATCGTCTGGTACACCCTCCAACCCACGCATAATGCAGTCGCGCTGATACTTTTCACGTGACCACGGATTGGTGTCCTTTGGAGACTCCTCGGCAGTCACGATAATGTGCTTAATCTTGGGAAGCCACTTGGCGTACCTATCCTTGTTCTTCTCGAAAAAGAGCTCCTTCGCCCCTCCCACGTGGTTCACCTCAGCCTCGACCAGTACAAACCTGTCAACATACTGGTCGAGGACTTCGAGACGCATCTCCAAGACATCGAACTCATTGTAGAACATAAATGCATCCACAATCATAGTATTTACTTGATTACCTTCTCTAAATAGATTTTCGCGAGCTGAATACGCTCATCCAGCTTCTTATCTGGGAAGTGAATCATAAAGTCCCCCGACTGCCACTGCCCGTTGATCCCGAGTGCGTCGTTGTGTGGCCCGGGGTACTTGGGCATCGTGGTGTAGTCGTACGAGTTGAAGAGACGCTGTGGGACCACCTTGATCACGGACCGCCAGTATGTCCCCGTGACACAGTCCTGAATGTACTGGTTTTCGTACATTGGGTGGTTTTTGTAGATGGACCCCGCACACTCGATGCTGTCCAGGAAAGCCCTCCCAATCTCCGAGTTACGAAGCATAAAGTTCCCACAGTTGGTCCCGTTGATGTCCGCTGGAAGGATAAAGTGAAACCGGTCGTCTGCAAACTGCTCCAATTTCACTTTGAAATTCGTAATCATAGCATCGCTCTCGCTGAAAAACACCCACTCACAGTCGGGATACTGCTTCAACGCGCGGCGAATGAGGGTAATCTTGTCAAACCCAATCGCCTTGCGCTCGTACTTCCACCCATCAGTCATCACAACAAGAGGATACCCGTGGATTGCACAGTAATTGTATTTGTTTTGGTAAAGAGTAATATCAGCAAGGGCCTCGTAGTTATCGGTGTGGAGTGTTGTGAAGACTATCATTTCTGTATTAAAATCGCTTCAGGTTTAAGTAGCTTGGGTATTGCGAGTTTATAAACGTTCCGAACACTTCCGGTGTAAGGTTCCCTGGCTTGTACATCCTGATATTCTCGAGTGACTTTAAGACGATGAGGTCATCCTCTGCGTGGTGGGTGAAGCCGTCGTGGTCGTAATCCTTGTCCCTCCCTGACCCCACCAATTTGATATTTAAATTCTCGTGGTCCACGTAGTTTCTGATCATCTCGAACGGACGGTAGAGGAGGAACGGGGTGATGGAGTAGCAGATGGGGGTATACCCTGAATACGACAGACCCACCGCTGCGCCAATCATCAGCTGCTCACACGAGCCGACATTCAAGAACCGGTCGGGGTAGTCATCCCTAATCCGGTCCAAAATACCGTAGCCAAGATCGCCAGTTATAAGATAGAGCTGAGGATTCTTGGCCATCTCTGCGTGTAACATCTCCGCGAATATCTTCCTCATTGATGATCTGGATCAACTTATCTTTATCCTCCTGGTTAATGACGTGATAGTGCGCCTTGAGTCCCTCGAGGAATCCAATCTTGGGTGGCTTTGTGAACCAGACACTTGTGCTCCACAGGAACGCCTTGAGGCGGAGCCACAGATACCAGGTGTTGACCGGCGCGTACGCCGAGTACCCGTTCACATTCACGTGCACCTTGAGGTTTGTGAGCTTGTGGGTGTGTGCAAAGGCGAGTGCCTCCCACACAGACCCCTCTGCACACTCACCATCCGACAAGAGCACATACACATCACGAGACCGGTTTGCAAGGGCATACCCCACCGCAACCAGAATACCAGACCCCAGTGAACCAGTCGAGACGTGGATGCCGTGCTCAAGGTCACGGTTGGGGTGGACACCGTGCTTCTCAAGAAGCTCCTCGGCGCTGTGCCCCTCGTACTTTTCAAGAACAGCATACAGAGCAACCCCCGCGTGCCCTGCACTCAAGACGACAATATCACTTGGCTTTTTGACAGAATACACGTAATCGAGGATTGGCAGCATCGTAAGACAACTCCCCAGATGCCCGAGTTTGTGCTTATACAAAAGTTCAATCACACGGTACTCCATTTCTATGGTATTTACCCACCATTCTCCTTATCCCATTTTCCAGATCCTTTGCCTTTCTGAGGTTTATGTCAAACTTGTATTCGAGTTGTGTGGTTTCAGCCACCCACGACTCTGGCCAGACACAATTTCCAATTTCAATTGTAAATTTGTGGCCAGTCACCTCTTGGAACATGTTCACAAACTGTATGTTGGTGGTCTGCACTCCTGTTCCTATGTTGAGGAGGGTAAACTTGTCAGTGAGCTTTGGGCTACTTACCACTTGGAGGAGGATATCCACAAAGTCGTCAATGTACATGTAGTCGTGGACGCCATCGGTCAGCTTGAGTGTGGTTCCGTCTTTCATTTTTTGAAACAAAATTTGAGTCAGTTTTGTGGGCTTCTCATCCTCACCGTATATGGTGAATGGGCGGATGAAGAGGGTTGGGATGTTATACTGGTGTGCAGCTCCACGCGCGAGCATAGCTGTCGCCGCCTTGGTTCCCTCGTACATGTTGGTTGGGAGGGGGAGTTGCTTCTCACTCCGTGCACTCGTGGTAAACCCATACTCACTAGACGACCCAAACAAAACCAGGCGGGTAACAGGGTTTGACTTGCACCAGTCGATGATGGTGTGTGTGAGGACTACGTTTGCCTCGAACATATCGTGTGAGTTTTTGAGTTCAGCCCCTAGGTGATATATAATTTCAGGTTTAAATTGGAAAAGGACAGACACCATCTCCTCCGGTGTCACCCTCCCAACACCCCTGACATTGTGTTCAGACTCGAGTCGTTTGATGAGATGACGTGAGATGAATCCATTTTTGCCTGTGACCAGAACACGCATTGAACAGTTAAAGTCTACAGTCTTTAAACTTCTATGAAAATCCTCGTCACCGGTGGTCTTGGCTTTATAGGATCGAATTTCGTGGAGTACATACTGAATGAGTATCCAGATGTTAATGTGGTGAATGTGGACAAGTGCGACTACTGTGCTCGCGTGAAGAATGTGAGACCTCATCCCCGGTATACCCTTGTTTTGGCGGACATTACGGACAAGAAGATTATGCACGAGGTGTTTCAGCTCCACCAGCCGACGCACGTGGTGCACTTTGCGGCACAGTCCTTTGTGGACCTAAGTTTCGAGCAGTCGTTTGATTTCACGCGGGACAATGTGCTTGGCACGCACGTCTTGCTCGATACTGTTCGCACGTACGGCCGTATCCAAAAGTTTGTGCACGTGAGCACGGATGAGGTGTATGGGGAGGTGGATGGACATGTGGTGTGTGACGAGTCCGCACCCCTGAACCCGATGAATCCTTACGCTGCAAGCAAGGCGGCGGCTGAGCTCTACGTCAAGGCGTACACCAAGTGCTACAATCTGCCGTGTGTCATCACGCGCGGCAATAACGTCTTTGGCCCCAAGCAGTACCCCGAGAAGGTGGTGCCTATTTTCATCAAGCAGCTACTGGGGAATACCCCGGTGACAATTCACGGCACTGGTGAAATGCGCCGAAACTTTATTCACGTGAGTGACGTGTGTCGCGCAGTTGATGTGATTTTGGACAAGGGGGTAATTGGACAAACGTACAACATCGGCACAAAGTTCGAGTATTCCATCAACGAAATATACAGGATGCTTCTCGACATTTCACGTCTCTACAACTATCCCACACACATACCAGATCCACGCCCGCACAATGACTCACGGTACTGCATCAACAGTTCGAAGCTGAACGCACTTGGGTGGAATGAGTCTCCCAATTTTGAGGAGCAATTGAGGGAGACTTTTGAGTGGTATCGCGATAATCCACAGTGGTTTTAAAGAATACGTATTGTAATTTAAGAATGAAATTGGTGATATTCGATCTTGATGGTGTCTTGGTCGACTCCCGGTACTTGCACTACTTGGCACTGAATCAGGCTCTTCCATCTGAATTTAGAATTGAAATTGAGGAGCACCTTGCCAAGTATGATGGGTTGAACACCACCCGTAAGTTGCAGATGTTGACTGATGAGAAGGGTCTTCCTGTTGAGATGCATCAGCAGGTGTGGGAGGCGAAGCAGGCCAACACCATACAGCTCATTCCGTCAATTATCAATTATGATTATAAATTGGTGATTCTTCTTCAGACCCTTCGTGACCGTGGGATGAAGGTGTACTGTGCATCCAACTCCATACAGGAGACTATGGTTGCTTTTCTGTCGGCCCTTGGAGTGATTGAGTTTTTTGATTTTCTAATTTCGAATCAAAATGTGAAAAACCCCAAGCCTCACCCTGAGATGTACCTTCGGTGTATCCTCGAGGCGGGGGTGAGTCCTATGGAAACCTTGATAGTGGAGGATTCCCCGATAGGCAAGAAGGCTGCGTACATGTCGTGTGCCCACGTGTTGCCAGTGGGGTCTCGGTGTGATGTGACACTTGATGCCATAGACAAGGCTTTGATAAAGGCAATGAGCCTTAACAGGGTAAAGCTCGGCACGATGGACATCCGGTGGAAGAACCGTGTGAATGTTGTGATTCCAATGGCTGGCAATGGCTCCCGGTTTGCGCAGGAGGGGTACATTCTCCCCAAGCCCTTGATTGATGTGCAGGGTGTCCCTATGATCCAGCGTGTGGTGGAGAATCTGAACATTGACGGCCAATACATCTTCATTGTGCGTCAGGAGCACTTGGACAAGTATGACGTCAAGTCGCTTCTGGAGCGTGTCGCCCCTGGGTGCATCATCGTCCCCACGGATGGCGTGACCGAGGGGGCGACGTGTTCTGTGTTGCTTGCGGCTCCTCACATTGACAATGACACCAATTTGGTGATTGCCAACTCTGACCAGTTTTTGGAGTGGGATTCGAGTGCTTTCTTGTACGAGAGTATGAATGTGGATGGGTGCATTTCCACGTTTGAGCAGACGGACCCCACGGACAAGAAGTGGAGCTACGCGTCCCTGGACGATGTGGGGTTTGTTGAGCGTGTTGCGGAGAAGGAGGTGATTAGCACACACGCCAATACCGGCATCTACTTCTGGGCAAAGGGGTCTGACTTTGTCAAGTACGCGAAGCAGATGATGGACAAGAACATCCGGACGAATGGTGAGTTTTACATCGCCCCCGTGTACAACGAGGCGATTTCGGATGGCAAACGAATTAAGATTCAAAATTGCAAGAAGATGTGGGGTCTAGGTGTTCCGGCGGATCTCCTCAAGTTTCTCAAGAACTATGTAATCTGAGCACACGCCCAGGGCTTCGGCCTTTTCACTCTTGGAGTAGAGTACTTCGGAGTTTTCCGGCATGACGCAGATGATTTGGTCCGTGAGTTGGGAACCGGGGTAAGCCCATATATAGCCTTGACTTGTAATTGTGTACTCATCAGTATCGTGCCAAAAATAGTTGACATCTGGGTAGTTCTTCTTGAGCATATGCAGAGCCTCAACATTCTTGGCGTGAACCCACAAGTTGTCTCGCTCTAGAAAGTCTGGATCTGTGATCTTGTACTGCGGCCTGTCGTGTCCGAGCCAGAACCCTTTGTCACACCACCACACATCACACTCGCATTCAAACCCTGAATCGAGTGCGTTGATGATGTAGTCTGGTCTGTTTTCCAGGTCTGGGTAGGGTCCTATGAGGTTTCCACGGTGTGAGATGAATTTCATTACACTTAAAAAAAAGCAATCCTTTATGTAAAATGAAGGTTGTGGTGTGTGTGTTGGGACAACTCCGGTTTCCCGAGTTGACGTGGCCTCACTTCAAGAAGTATGTGTTGGACGAGCTGAAGGCTGATCTTGTGACGTGTGGTCCGGATGCGAATACGGAGAATGACTACACACGGAATGCCAAGCTGAATATTCTGTCTGAGGCGGTGATACCTCCGGGTGCCAAGTGCAACGCGGATGCTGTGTTGCAGCACCGGCGTAACCTGTACGAGACAGTGCCAAAGAAGTACGACCAGTATATCCTGACTCGTGCAGATCACTTGTGGACTGGACCTCACCCGAAGCTTCACGGTGGGGTGTCTTGGTTTATGAATTGTGAATTTCATTTGGGAATTAGTGACCGACACTGGGTCTTCCCTCGAGTGATGCTTGAGAAGTACACGCGTGATATTGGAGTGTTTGATGAATTTCATCAGAATATTGAGCAGTACATGTACGGCAAGGTGGCGTGGGGGCCTCTCACGGGGCTTGCGTATTTTCCAATGTATCTCACGGACTCGGACGGGAAACACCGGAGACCAGATGAGCTTGACGCCCCAACCAGGCATTATCACTGGCCGTTCTATATTGACCACAACTATCTAAGCAAGAATGGGATGATTTGCGGACGAATTAAAGTGTGATATAGTAGTATGAGTAACAACCGGAACAACCTGAAGAATGCTCTGACCGGTATGTATCTTTCAGGCAATAGACAAGTCTACAAGATCAAAAGCCCAAATGGTCAACACTTTGTCCTTGTGAACAGGTCCTCGCTTGATAAGTTACTGAATAGAAATAATTACGGTTCACTACACTATATGATATATAAATATCAGCCTTTCATAGCAAGAAACACTACCACTAGAAGAAACCTTCCTGTTTGGGTGAGAAACCCACTCCCGCAATATTACAATAATGTGACACCTCGAAACAACTACGAGTTTCGTAAATGGAACAACACCTATGGAATGATTAAACCCCGTGGACCATTTGGGCGTCCTATCAAACTCAAAAACACAAATCATTATAGACTCTCAAACAAGAACCTTCGGAATCTACGAAGTCTTCGACGACAGAATACAAAGAATGCAGAAAACTTTGCTCGGGCACAAGCTGCAAAAAGAGCTGCAAATAACGCTGAACGCAAGAAGTATGTCTATGGTGTGAATTTTACAGATGTAAATGACCCAAGACGCACTTATACATATTATGTAAACTCAAATGGAAGGCAAATCCTTCGCCCGGGACGATCTGCCGAACCTGTCACAGGTCCTCATAATCTCACAAATATTAAACGACGGGTGTATGCGTCCATTACATCATTTCCAGCATATAGAAACTACAACAAGAGACGTATTACTATTACTCCATACCGAATTCGGACATAGTGAGTTTCCCGTACTTGTCTAGGTATTTGAAGAGGATGTCTGCGTTCCTCCGTGCAGCTGCAGAATACTGCCCATCTTGAACTGTATTTGCGTATACATATTCAAGAGTGGCTACTTTGATGCGTGCAAACCCGTTGCACTTGAGTGCCTCAATCAGTTCTATTTCGTACATTAACTACTTTTATTTCAGTCTCTTTAAGAAGTTACCGTTCAGGAAGTGTGTACGCTTGTTGTTTGAGTAGTATGAAATCTTACCACCCCACGATGGCTTTGTCTTGCCTGTCAATTTCTTGACGTAATTGTTGGCGTTGCCCAGGTTCTTGAAATTCTTATTTGTCACGAGAGCCTTTCCAAAGTCGATGAGGTAGACGTGTCCGTTATTTGCCACGATGATGTTGTCTTTGTGTAGGTCACCGTGAACCACCCCCTTGGAGTGCATATTCTTGATTGCATTCATAATCTTCGTTTTGATCTCTGCAGGGATTGGAACTGGGTTACCACTGCTATTCTTCTTGTAGTACTTTGCAAGTGGCTGACCCCGGATAAGCTGGGAAACCATCACGTGAACATTGTTTCCAGTCTGTACACCCCGTGGGATCACCGCTTTGATGTTGTTATTCGCCTTGAAAACCCGGTTACTGAAGAATTTCGGTGCAAATTTGCCTCCCAGCTTCTTCAGGGCTTTCACCTCTACATTCGAGTTGTTAGACACCTTCTGGAACTTGACTGCAACATTCCCGTTGTTTGTGTGGGTACCCTGGAACACAGCTCCATACCCACCCTTTCCGAGGAGTCCTGTGATTTTCAATTTAGAATTCAAAATGTACTTTTGCATGGCGTGTGTGTTTGTCGTCGGCTGAACAACCACGGGGACTGGGGTGACCTTGGGGGGTGGGGGCTCGACTGTCCCGAGAATAGCCATATCGACAAGATTCTTAACACTGGATGGGTATGATCCACACACAGAGGTTGACCCCGAATAGACACCTTGTACATTTTTGCTTACTTTGTAAATCTGATAGGTTGCCCCACGTGGGAGTAGAACCTCCTTTTCGTCTCCGAAATATGACAACCCAAACATTAACAGACACTTTGATCCTTTCAGAACCGTAATTCTCTGTAACGTGTGTCCTCCACTTGTAAATCTCTGAGCGACGTTAGGATCAACAGTTGCTGAACAAAACCGCTCAGACGTGTAAACCTCACCAGTCACACCAGCCAGAGCGACTGCCCCCGTCTTGTACGCATCATCACCCTGACCACGTAGCAAATGGAAGGTCTGAGTCGTCGCTGGAGCATTTGCAATAATCTCATTCAAATCATTGATCCACATAGATACGATTGAACCAGTGTGAATCTTGAAGTCTGCTATATTCTTATGCTCATCGATGAGGCGCTTGATTGTCTCTGTGTAATCTTTCTCTACATCACCCGTATTGATCTTGTAAAAATCACGAGCCTGGAAGAAGTAGGGGTAGAAGTTCTGGCTATGGACAGAAGTACACGACCTTATTCCTTGCATATACAGCCCATAGTCAAATTTACCAGACATGTACAGATGCCCCCACTTGTCACCCCATTTGGTGTATCCGTACACTGTAAATAACTGTCGAGGTGTTAACGCCCGGATATACTTGTCTTGTTCTGCGAACCACTTGCGGTCCATGTAGAAGAAGGGGTTGATATTTGCATACGAATTGACATTAGTTGCATATTTGAACTTTGCATTCTTGTTGAATCCGTATTCTGTGTAAGATGTATCTTGACTGAATACTTTGAAAGTGAATTGTGGTTTTGCGAGGTGTTTCTTCCAACCATAACCACCGGCGAGTCCGTCCAAGTAACTTACTTTGTAAGACATTGTATTTGTTCTCGATCCACGTGCAAATCCCATCATCTCACCCGCCTTGCAGAAGTTTTCCTTGATCTGCTTGGTGTTTGAAACATCCAACTCGTCACGAATCTTACGCATACGCTTTGCAATTTTACTCACAATATCAGTATAGCGGGATGCACGTGCGCGAACGTGATCATTCGATGGCTTGACAATTGGAACCAACGTCACTGTCACAATCTGGAATGGAGGGGGTGGGGGTGGAGCAGGAGGGGCTACGTAGTTTGGCGGGTTTTTGAATTTCTTAAGTAAATTCTGAAGGTAGGTATTTGTCTTATTCACGATAATACCCGATCCCTTCTTTGAACCAGTAGGTTTGTATCCGATAGCTTTGGTATACGGGTTGTAATACACAGTTCCTTTTCCATAAACAGTATTGGTCTTGAAATATTTCTGGTATAAGTCCTTTATAGGCACTGCTCCTTTCTTTGTGTTTATTGTCTCGACGCTGTTCTTGCCGAGATGTTTCATAGCACCAGATGCATTCTTGGTGTACATTGATCCATTCGTTTTTGACCAGTAGACCGGGCCACCCTTGTACTTGTAGGACATTAACACGTACCCGGGTGTAGAAGGTGTTGCAGCCTTCTTTGCGTTGGACACAGGCATTGGCTCCTTTTTGAGAGCTTTCTCGAGTGTCATCGTCGCACCACTCGGAGTTTTCACAATCTCTGTTTTTGATATGCCAACAAGATTACCTCCACCCATAGCATCTCTATAGAAACGCCCTGTACTTGTCTTTTTGTACACTCGAAGAACATAGTTAACACCCACTCCAGTTGCAATGTATGTTGCAAAGTATGGTGTCTTTTCAAATCCCACGAGAGTTTTTGTAGGGGACTTGGGTTTTGGAGACACTTTCACCGGGGACTTGGGTTTGACAGGTTGCACAGACTTGGCTTTTGGCTTTGCTACCTTGATGTGTTTTCCAAGTTCAATAGTAGTTCCATTTGCGAGTTTGACTGGTTTGTATTTCGGGTGAAAGACGAAGCTCCCATTTGGGTGCTTTACGTAATACGAATCTGTGGAAAGTTTCTTGTAGACGGGGAGACTACCGTATACAGAATGGTTATGGGTCATATTCGTTTTTGAATACCCCGCAGGGGTAGGCATTCTATAGTATTACATAGACATTAATTTCTTCATCACAGTCTGGAAGGGTGTGTTGTGGTAGTCGTGGAAATCACTCGTCTTCATATTCCCTGACACACAGTGCATATGGAGGTGCCCCACACTGTGTGTGGGGTGAAGGTGGAAGTAAAACTCCATATTCTCACCTGTAGTTCTTGCAATCCACGCACGCGAATCTTCTTCGAAACGGTACTTTATGTCGTCTGTGGTCTTGACACTGATAAACTGCTCGAGCAACGCGTCATACACCTTGGCCTTGAAGTTCCCGTTGTCAACCAGTCTCTTCACTGTGACGCGCATATGCTCGAGAAGGAACATATCCTCTCTTTCTAGGGTTTCTGCGTTGTAAATACGTTCCTTTGGGCACGCCAGTAGATGCATAAACCCAAACCCTGCACGAGTCTCATTTCCTGGGTACAGCTCCGGGTAGGGGAGTGATTTGTTCAGGTAGAGGACAAAGTGCGAGTCCTCGTACAGGTTGGGTGCTCTGTTTTCGTTCAACACTGTAAACACAGGAGCACGAGGTGAAGGGTATCCTAGGGCGGGCGGAGCCACCATACCCTTCAGTTCACGTTCCATCTCCGGAGTGATATCCTCACCATCCTTCTGGAGACGAAAGGCACGTGCAGCTTCAAGCATTTTTGTTTGTAAATTCATGTACATTCGTCTCTAAGCCCTTGGTAACACAACTATAAAATTAGTCTGTGACCGTGAAGGTCAAACCTTGGTACCACACACTTCCACCTCTGTCCCACCTTTTGAAGAAGGTCCCCCACATACTGCTCCAAGTCTATGAATTCATCAAACAAATTGGTGGTTGGGTTTTGTGCAATTCTCTGCATGATGTCGGTTGCAATGGTGGTGTAGAGGTTGACCACCTCTTGGATCTCACGCTGCTTGGTGTTGTGTTTCTCACGTTGCTGCAATTTCCTTTTGAAATCGAGTTCTGAAATGTCATCCATCATGTACTTGACACGCAGCTTACGGGCTTCATCCTCCGGAATTGGTCTGAACCGGAACATATCTGCGTGCTGCACGTGTGCTATGTTTTGATGGATACCGTACAGGGCTTGTATTTGTTCGCGTGTGTAGGCGCGTTGAAGTGTTGTTCCTGTGAAGATTGAGTGTCCGGGGAGACCGCCGCATTGCACATCACCTGGGTTACGAGGGATTGCCCCCTGTGTGCGGCGCATATAGTCGTAGTAGTGGGGGTTGTGAATGACTCCCGACTCCACACGTCCGGTTCTCCAGCTGAATGCAGTCTGGCACTGTGTGCAGTACATTTGGTCACATCCCTCAATCTTGAAAATCATAGAGGCACACTTTGGGCAGGGTCGGCTGTCGCGTGAAATCAACTCTGCACTCGCCACTGAATTTGGATCGCACATGTGCTCGTCATCACCACCTGTTTTCACCTCGTGACACTTCGAGCACACCTTTGCTTCACAGACCCCACACTTCCAGGCAGTGCTCAAAAAGCCTTTGCACCCCTCTGCAGGGCACGCACGCACAAATACACGTCGCTCATTTGTAATTCCGGATGTGCGGTACAAATGTATGGCAGAATTGTGAAAATCAGACTCGACCCGCATAATAGCCTCCTGCTTCGAAAACTCACTCATTCGCCGAGCCTTTTCGATGCGGGCATCCACGTAATTCTCCTTACCCATATAGCCCAAATCCAGGCGTGATATTTCTGACGAATTCCTGTGAGTTTCCATACGCAATCTGGACAACCTGTTGATCTCTTCAGCGTGTTTGCGACACTTGATCTCAATCTCTACATATGGTTGAGTTTCGGGCATCAAGCTTCGCTCACGCTCAAAGAGAACCTTCTCACGGTGCTCCTTGTATGCCTTGTTCACAAATACATTTGTGAATTCATTTACCAGAATCTCACGGTTCCAAACCTTACGACAAGACATACAGTGGGCGTACTCTGTGCTATCAAGCAAGTACCTTTGGTGACATTGTACACACGCTTCATAGTCACAGTACGGGCAATTTACTTTTTTACGAAGACACGAAGTGAAAAGCTCGGTGCACACAGCACAGCGAGTCATACTCTTATTAAACGCCATCTTTTTAAGGGCGGAAAAAGTACACATTCACCTCGTTGCAATATATGTCATTTGGCTCGATCCGGGCCACGCGGAACCCATTCTCGTTGAGGTACTTGATTGCGTCAACGAGCACATACTTCTGCTCCTTGTACAGCTTCACATCAGCACTCATAGCCATCTCAATCACACCACTCGCCACGGACGTCAGCTTGTCGCCAAGGCCCATCAGCACCTCGAGGTCCTTACCCTGGACATCCACGTGGAGATGGTCGATGCGGGTGATTCCATTCTCCTCAATAAACTTATCAAGCCGAATAACCTCCACGTCAACCGTGTCAGTCACCTTAAAGTCGATGCGGCCTGGCCACGTCTTGTCCAATTCGTCACTGAAATTGTTCAGAGAACTGCACCCCCAGTCACATCCATCTGAACCTGCAATGTAAAACTTGGCGGTGCCAACCTCGTTTGACACCGCCTTCTGAACTACGTGATAGTTTGGAAGGTCCTTTGTCTTCTCAATGAGCTCCTGAGCCAGCTTGGGGGTTGGCTCAAAAGCCCACACAGTCACATCCTTGTTCTGCTGAGCCACCGGAATGCTCGAGCTTCCGTTGTTTGCACCGACATCAAAGAATACGGCAGGCATTTACTTTTTAGGAGGTGGCTTCTTTATCTTTCGTAGGTGTGGGGGGACATACGGAACTTTAATACCGTGTTTGTCTATTACCACGTTTGGAACCTCAAAAGGCTCATCATCATCTATGATGTCTGCCCAGCTCACCTTTTTAGGCGGCGGTGGTGGATCCATTATTTATCTTCTTATGTACGGCTTTAATAATCTTCTTGGCCTTGGGCTTGTTCGGCTTGTTCGCCGACGGGTACTTGGCGAAGATACTGTCAAGTGCCTTCTGGCGCTCATCCGAGGTATCCTCCATCTTCTTCATATGCGCGCGGTACTTCTCGACGCGCGCCTCACTCATACCAGCCGCGAGAAAGGCGGCAATATGCTCCTCAAGAGGAGGGCGCTTGCCAGGGTACTTGTTGTGCAGAGCCATAATCGGCTCGTAGTTCAGCACCGTCTTAACCACCGGCTCGCGCACTGGATTGGTGTGAGCCTCCAACCACGCCTTTGACCGTGCAATCAGCGCCTCACCCTCCTCCTTTGGGAGTTTCTTCGCAATAAACTCATAGTCCGTGGGAGGAGTCCATTCCCTCTTACGCAGCGGAGGAATGGTCGTATTCAGCATAGAGCGAGCGATATCTCCCAAAACCCCCGTGCTATACGGGGAGATGACAGACGTGATCGAGCCTTGCGAGCGCTTACGGATAGTAGGACGTTTGTACAGCATTTTGTTTGATGTCGGATATGTCATGGTGCTTTCAGCCCTTGGTAACACAACCTCTTTTTTTTACTTGGGTATAGTATATGTCACCAAACGCGACACCAAATGCGGCACCTGCTGCACCACCTGCTGCACCACGAGGTATGTCACTCGGTGGTATAATAGGTATTATTTTAGTACTTGCGCTTATAATCGTAGGCGTCCTGTATATGACGAAACCTGAACTGTTTGATAAAATACTCAATAAGGGTCCAACAAACACAGACAGACCCCCAGTAGACTCATCAACCCCAGCAACCCCGGCAACCCCAGCAACCCCAGCAACCCCAGCAACCCCAGCAACCCCAGCAACCCCAGCAACCCCAGCAACCCCGGCAACCCCAGCAACCCCGGCAGCCCCAGCAACCCCGGCAGCTCCACCACCTCCACCACCCCACTCAGGAACTGGAGTTACATCTCAACTGTTTGGAGGGGGTGGAGGTGGGGATTATGATCTAAGCTGTGCAGATGGAAAGATTGTGAAGAACATAAGTGGTCGTGGTGGGTGGTGGATTGATAAGGTGAAGGCTACGTGTGATGATGGATCGACGAAGGAGGCTGGTGGTGATGGTGGTGGTCCAGTGGATAACCAAGACTGTCCACAGGGATACACGGGAGCTGATGTTTCTTGGGGACAATTTATGGGTAAAATTACTCCCAAGTGTGCCGGAGCTCCAGTGTCGACAATCGGTGGAGGGCTGGGATCAGGATCTGGAAGCGCATCCACGTATGATTGTCCACCCGGTCAGGTCATCACAGGTATATCAGGGAAGGCTGGGGGATATGTTGATAGTATGAAAATTACTTGTAAATAGATAGTAATGATTGAGTGGTTTATTCGGGGAATACACTTGGCAGTCGTGCTGTTCTTTGTGTTTGCCCCTTTTTCCACTAACGAGTCTATACTCACATTACACCTTGTGTTGACTCCTTTTCTTCTTCTTCATTGGATCACAAACCAATCGGTATGTGCCTTGACTGAATTAGAAAAGTTTGTCACTGGGAAGACGGAGGATCACCACACATTTATGGGTAAAATTATGGGGCCAATTTATACCTTTCAGTCACCTCAGAATGAGACAATCTTTGTGTGGGGGAGTTTAATTGTGCTTTGGCTTATTACACTGTACAAACTGCAGAAGAGGGGGTTCAAGGAGCTGCGCCAGTCATTCAGACATCTGTCGGGAATCCCTCACCGTCGCTGAACTCCTCCTCCTGGAGGCCGGGCGAGTGGTCAGCGGGGGCGATTGAGGTTGCCGGCTCCGGCTCCGGCACGTACTCCACGTCAAACACGCCGCCGAAGATGGGCCCGTGCGTCTGGCACAGGTTGCAGCTGTCGTGCTGCTTGTCATCCACCTCGTGCTCGTGCTCAAGGGGTGTCTCGGCGGGCTGCTTGGGCGCCGGCTTGGGCTTGGGCGCCGCCTCCTTGGGCGTGCCAGCGTCATCGTGTGCCTTCTGGTGGCGCTTGCAGTAGCAGCCACCCTTCAGCGGGCCAAACTTGCACGGCTCGTTCTTGGAGGTGATGCCCTTGCAGCCACCCTTGGTCTTTTTGACCTCATTTCCAGTCTCATCCGTCACAACCACGGAGGCCTTGCGCTTCTTGGACGCAGTTGCCGTCTTCTCGGTGGCAATCTCAGTGTACTTGGCGCGCAACTCAAGCTCGTTCAGGCCGTAGTCAGCGGCCACGCGCTTGACAAACTCGTCGCCGCACTGCTGGACCAGGTTGCGGATGGCAGTCTCAATCTTGGGGAAGGCCATTTTTTGTTTGATGCTGAGTGAGTAGTTGTGCTTGAGCCTTTGGTCACAGAACCTCTTTTTTTCTGCCTGCTTGCCCTTGTGTACAACAAGGGAACCCGGGGGTTGTTTGTTTGATGCTGAGTGTGTACACGGCTACTCGCCTTTGGTCACAGAACCTCTTTTTTGCCACCGGCTTGCCCTTGAGGATAACAAGGGGAACCCGAGGGTTGTTTGTTTGATGCTGAGTGTGTACACGGCTACCGGCCCTTGGTCACAGAACCTCAATTTTATTTGCGTCATTTTCCCGTACGAAAACCACACACGTGTATTTTGTACCCCGAGTCACTGGTGCTCCCTTGTGTGCATTCCGGTTTGAAAGCAGGGGTCTGAAAAAAACACCGTCTCCTGATTCGGGTTTGATCCTCAGACCTCCGTGTGCATCAAACCGGAGTTCACCCCCCTCGAAGTCGTCGTTGAGGTAGACCACCAAGCATCCTATTCGCGCACCTCCCAAATTCGTGAATTCATTGCAAGAATCGTTTGCATCGCATCCAGGGAGTTCACCTCCTTCGTTATTCTTGAGGATGAGAGGTGGTTCGCAATTTTGGATGGGTTTTCCGGCGTACTTTGCTGCAATTCTCTGTACCTTTTCAGTTGCGTCACACTTGCCGCTCAAGACACACTGGCACTCTTCGGGGGTCAGCACGTCAAACACCATTTTAGGCTTTTCGTTTGCTGGGTTGAATGGCTCGAACAGCGAGTACCTCTTGGTGAGTAGTAGAATGATTACAAATACGAGAAGGACTATAATCACCTTCATATCTACTAGACGTGTATACTTTTTTCTCGCTCAAAAGTAATATGAGTCTGAACATTTCACGGCTCTTCGTGTTGTATTCACGGAGACATCCCGCACTCATCCGGAGTCGACCGGAGTTTATTCACTTTCTGAGTGGTGGTATGGCGGTCAAGCTGTTCCTTCTCTCACAGAGAATCACTCCAAGTAAGCGCGTAAAGTCTACAACCGATTTTGACTTTGTGTTTGCAGTCCCAGACCGTCTGTCTGCCACTCAAGTCAATACCAAGTTTCGTGCTATGGACCGGCTGATGAGCAAACACGTGGAGGGTTTCAGAAAGTGGTTGCTTATGAAATACAAAATTCCATCCAAAATTACAAAGTCGTCCTTGGTACCACCCATCACCTACAACCCCATCACGAAGAAGAAGATCTACAAGGTGATTCAATTTAAAATTGAAATTGCTGGTATGAAGCCGGAGGGTCTTGTTGATGCCACACTCACACACATCCCCGGTATCCGTCGACACCAGATTCTGAATACTCTGACACGCAAGTTTGGTATGCCGGTCCAGAGACTCAAGTACATGTACAAGGGTGTGTTGTCTGTTCTTGCAGGTACATTCAGCAATTTCGCCTTGAAAAACACATCTCTTGCGTCAAGAAACCCGCTTACAGGAAGTCGTGCTGAGAAGGGTCTCAAGGATGCTGCGAGAATCTCAAACTTGATGAAGGCCCAAGCAGATGCCACAACTGCTGCAAAGAAGCTCATTCGTCACATTAAGCAGGGGAATGTGGAAAAGGCGTATAAGCAAGCGAATCGGGTCATCAAGAATCTTGCCACATCAAAGTCCATAAGAAAATCTATCCAGAGAGTATGACGTGTATACACGGGACGGAAGAGGATGTCCACCGGCATTGCATCCTCTCGCACTTGAAAAGGGGGTGGAAGGTGGTGGCTCACGAATGGATTGTCATCCCTCGCAAGGAGAAGTATGGTCGGGGTGATCTTGTTTTCAAAAAGGGCAGGGAATACCGGGTGATAGAGTGCAAGCGCAAACCACACCCGAATGTCTTTGAGCAGGCCAAGTTTTACGGTGCGGCTTGGAAGGTATTGTATGCGAAACCTGGATACCGTGTGAAATATGGTGTCTGGACGTGTTCTCTGAAGAGGATACTGGGTACGGTGGTTGATCCACGGAGGCTTTGTATAAGAAAAGCTTGTGGTATAATATGGCGGCAACGAAGTTTGTAGGCATTCTTATGAATTCAAGAAACCAGGCCCACGCCTTTCACCTGACAACAAGCTCATACGCACAGCACAAAGCACTCGAGAAGTACTATGAGAAAATAGTAGACCTTCTCGATGACTATGCAGAGGCATATATGGGGAAGTATGGCAGAATTGGCAAAATCCGTGTGAATTCGCGCTTCATTTCAAACCCAAAAAAGGCCCGTGCGTATTTTGGGTCTCTTCTCACTCGGATCAGGTCACTTAGGCTTCCCAAGGATACATACCTCAAGAACATTCAAGACGAGATTACAGCCCTCATCCGCAAGACTATGTACATGCTTACACTCAAGTAATTTTCAATTTAGATCCAAAATTAGTATGTGTTAATGATAGATGATTATACCATTTTGGAAGATATATAGTTACTGGGTTTTTGTGATGACTGTACTATGGGTCATCGGGCGTCTCCCCTTTTCACCCCTTATATCAGCACTTCTAGCATTCATAGGGTCGGCACTCATCCCCATCAGTTACAAGTCACTAACGGAAGCAAACATCTTCATCGTGATTATACACATCATCCCTCTCTGGATACTACGGAATACAAAGTTGGACATCAAATCAAATCTCATAGTCTTTCTGGTATACAACATAGTCCTCTTGCTCAGTGGAACAAACTATTACGAAATATATTCGAATATTTTCAAGCACCAACCCCTCACTATAAAGCAGTATCTGGTTCAAAGGGGGATCATGTAACTTTTTATGTTTAGAAACTAAAGGCAGTTCCCACCCCTATCCCCCCCAACCAAAAACCAAAATGCCAATGGAAATCGACACTGATGATATGGACTGGGATATTGATAATGACATAATGGAATGGAATGTAATGTAA